GTTGACGGCGAAGTTGATCGAGCTGTTCAGCAGCTCGGTGCCGCCGGCGTCGGTGGCGATGATCCGCAGGTTCCCGGTCCCGGCCGAGTCGTAGAGGATGCTCCACCGCTGCGCGGTGCCGCTGGTGTAGACCGCGATGATGCCCTCTTCGTCCAGCGCGCCCGCCACGGGGACCTGCATGAGGAAGAACACCTGGATCGAGCCGGTGCCGGAGTAGGCCGGGACGATCCCGGTCCACTGCGACCCGTTGAAGGTCGGCAGCGGCGACGAGCACTTGAACCCGGTGTGGCTGGCGAGGTCGGGGGTGCCGCCCTGGAACGTCATCGGCGGGCCACCGAGCGCCGAGGCGAGCTCGGTGGCGCCCTCGCCGTCCTCGCACGGCCAGTACGCCTTCGGCTGGGTCGCCAGGCGGGTGTAGCCGCGGTACAGCGCCGACCGCAGCGGCGACGCGCCCTGCCCCAGTCGGCGCAGGATCCCGGAGGCCTCCAGCGGCACGTACACGTCGCGGCCGGAGGTGTCCCACCGCTGCGGGAGGTCGCTGAGCTCCCCGCTGAACCTGATGTCGGGCCGCACGATGGAGGCGTCCGCGGTCAGCGTCCACGCCAGGGACTGGGCGTCGGTGAACGGGCCCGGGCCCGGCTCCTCGTCGGACAGGTTGGCGTCGGCGCGGAGCAGCGTCTGGTTCAGGCTGGCGTACATCTTGAAGGCGTAGAGGCGGCCGACCATGCCGGTGCCGACGTTGGAACGGCCGATCTCCACAGCGGTTGTCGAGTCGAAGATGCTGGTCACGCCGGCGGTGGTGACGGTCGCGCCGAGCTGACTGAATGAGCTGCTCATGTCGGCCGCGGTGTAGAACTTCACGTCGTTGCCGGCGGCGCCGTTGTCCACGTCGAGGGTGACGCGGAGCGCGAGGCGACCCGACGCGGGCACGGTCACAGCGGCGGTGCTGGTCTTGGTGATGACGGCGGTCCCGTCCGCCGACCACGCGAACCTGAGGGTGCCGTCGGCTTGCTTGTAGAACGCCCAGGAGATCTGCCCGGGGGCGCCATACTTGTTGGCCAGCCCACCGAAGGTATCCCAGTCGTCGAAACGGACGTCGACGCGGATGTCGATGTCGCCAGTGATGGACAGGTTGGCGCTGTCGGGGGTGGTGGCGCCGTCGAGCTCGATCGGCATGAGCAGGTACCCAGGCGGTCCCGGCGTCAGCCGCACCCGCATCGGGGTGTTGCGGCCGAGCTGCCCGTAATAGGTCCCGGTGGGGTTGCGGGGCGACAGGTTCCCCGAGCGGTTGTTGGCGGTCGCCTTGCACACCGACCGCTCGACCTCGCTGCCCTCCCCCGACCGGCCGCGGGTGACGACCAGGTCGTCGCGGCCGTAGACCAGGGTGGTGAGGTTGGTCCAGGCGCCACTCAGGTAGAGCTCGGCGGTGATGCCGAGGGGGGTCGCGGGGAACGTCACCGGGGGCCCCGCAGCGCCAGCCAGCAGCGGCGCCACCATGGCAGCCCCGCGGCCTCGATGCGGAACAGCAACCCGACCAGCTCCATCTTGGAGGCCTTGCCCCAGCCGGGATGGCGGGCGAACGCCTCCAGCAGCTCCCGCACGTCGCGGGCGTCACGGCTCATTCCTTCGTTGCGGCTGGCCGCCTCGGCGTAGCAGCCGGCGATCCAGCCGGCCTCCCATTGCAGGCCGCGCTCGCGGAACTGCTCGCGGGTGGGGATGATCGGCGTGGTCATCGGCCGCTCCCCAGCGCGACCTGCACGTTGCCACCGAGGGACCGGATCTCCTTGCGGAGCGGGTCGACCAGCACCCGGCCGAATTCCTGCCCGCCGATGTGGATGTTGAGCACCAGCGGCCCGCCGCCGCCCAGACCACCGCCCGGCAGCGGCCCGTTGCCGGGCGTCCTGTGCAGGGGCACGACCGCCTCCGGGCCGGCCTCCCCGAGCAGCGCCATCGTGGGCCGCCGCACGATGCCGCCGTGCTGCGCGACCCCGAACGGTGAGCCGCCGGTCGAGCCGACACGAGGCGGAGCCACCCCTGACCAGCTCGCGGTGAAGCTGAGGTGCTTGCCGTGCATCCGGTCGATCGCGGCCTGGGCGTTGCGGGCGTCCCGCTGGATGGCCTGCAGCTCCCGCCGGGCCGTCTCCTTGAGCTGCCGGCCGAACGCCACCATGGCGTCGCCGGCGTGGCCGGTCCCGCCCGACAGCCGGTCGACGACGTTGACGGCGTGGCCACCAGCGGTGATGAAGCTGGCGAACCCCGAGATGAGCGAGTTCAGCTCTTCCTCGGCCCGGAGCCACCCGAGCGTCAGGTAGGCGGTCACGCCAAGGAGGACGTTCAGCACGTCTTTCAGCTTGATACCGCTGGTAGAAGCCCGGTCCACGGAAGGTACGAAGATGCTGTTGAGCACCTGGCCGACCAGCTTGATGCTGTCCCGGTTCTGATCGAACCAGTCGCGCAGGGAACGCAGTTTCTCCTCCGCCCCGGCGATCGCCCCAGGAAGCCGCTCCTGAACCCACCCGACGAGCGCCTGAATCGCCGGGGTCAGCGCGGTCGCGAGCTTCTCCTTGACCTCGGAGATCATCGACGACAGGCCCTTCTGCGCCTCGGATGCGTCCTTGCCGCCCTTGGCCCATGCCGCCTGGGCGTCCTTGGACTTCTCCAGGATGAGCTCCTGGGTGGCGATCGCCTCGGCCTGCTGGAGCGCGGTGCCGGTCAGGTCCTGCTGGCCCTTCTCCAGCAGCCGCCCCTGTACCTCGGCCTCGGTGATCGAGATGCCGAGCTCCTTGAGCTCCTCGCGTTCGCCCAGCATCGCCTTGCTGAGCGACCTGGAGACCTCGTCGACCGACTTGGTGCCGCCGGTCCACTTGCTGAGCGCGCCGGCCAGGCCGACCACGTCGGTGGACATCTTCGCGGCCTCGGACCGGGTGAACCCCATGGGGATGAGCAGGTCGGCGAAGCTGGCGGCCAGCCCGACGGTCTCGCGGCGGCTGAGGCCGAAGGCGCGCTTGTTGGCGTCCGCCCACCGGCGCACCAGCGGCAACTGGCCCGCGAACACCATGCGGGCCTTCTTGTCGAGGTCCTGGATGCGGAACCCGAGCTCCCGCATCGCCTTGGCGCCGGCGACCACGCCGACACCGGCGAGCAGCGGCGCCAGCTTGGCGCCGAAGCCGTGCACCATGCCGCGGATCGGGCCGAACCCGGCGGAGATGCCGCCGTGGAGGCGCTTGGAGAACCCGCGGCCGGCCTTGTCGCCGGCGGCGCCCATGTCGCGGACGATGCGCCTGCTGGGGCCGGTCGCCTGGTCCTTCGTCTTGACGACGATCTCGACTTCGTTACTCGCCAAGGCCGGGCACCCCCTCGGGCGGGGCGCCGAGCGCCTCGATGTTCAGCAGCCGCAGCAGCTCGGCGTCCTCCTCGAGCAGTTGGCTCGGGAGGCAGCCGAACCGCTCGCAGGTGCGGAGGATGAGCCGCGCCATGACTAGCTCGCCCGGCTCGGCGACAACGGTTCCATCGGGAGCGGTGGCACCGCCGACGGCCCGCCAGCGGATGACGTCTGACCTAAAGGGGCGGGCGGCTGCGTCACCGCCTGGAACCAGACCCGCATGATGTCCATGACGAAGTCGGCGTCCTGGGTGCGGACGCCCTCAAGGGTCGCCGGCACCGGCTGGCCGTCCTCGCCCTCGACGTTCCACTCGACCAGGACCTCGGCGAAGCCCTCGAACAGCGCGGTGACCTTGGCCACGTCCTCGGCGGTGGGCTCGTCGTCGGTGCCCATGGCCAGGAAGCCCATGAACTCCAGCAGCCCGCCGACGCTGGTCGAGCGGACCTTGACGACCAGGCCCTCCAGTTCCTCGTCCTCGAACCGGAGCCGGTAGACCCGCCGCTTGCGGACGTAGCCGCTCATACCCGAATGTCCGTTATGCCCATGTTGGGACGGTTCCGTCCGCCAGGACGCCCGGCGCCTGCCAGGTGAGCGCGCCGTTCTCGGCGCGGGTGAGCTGGTAGTCGGTGAACAGCACCTCGTTGGGGAGGGTCTGCGCGGCGACGACCAGCGTCACGGTTCGCGCCACCGACGTCGACGGCACGGTCCGGAACACCGCGTGCGAGCTGGTGGTCGCGGCGGGGTTGAACACCCCGTTGAGGCCGATCGAGAAGTCCGCCAGCAGCAGCAGCCGCTCCTTGGCCGACTTGTCGATGCCGGTGACGTCCTGCTCCTCCCGGGGGGTCGACAGCTCCCAGTTGGTGATGTCGTTGCGGATGTCGCGGGCGGTGCCGCCCGAGTCGTCCACGCTCAGCGTGGTGATCGCCAGGCCGGTGCTCTTGGCCATGCCTTGCCTCCTTGTCTACCGCCGCTGCATCCCGTCCGGCACGGCGTATGGGACCTGGAGCCCTGGTACGGCCGAGCGCTTGATCACGGCCTCGCCGAGCCGCCAGATCGCGATGAGGTCACCACGAATCCACAGCGGGTCGGGCCGCGCGGGGTCGTCGCGGATGGCGAGCTGGCGGACGCCGCCGTCGGGTTCCTCGACCACCTCGGCGACCTCGCCGCTGATGCCGCTGAGCCCGTTGACGAGGTCCAGCGTGATCCGGTCGCCGATCTTGACGCCGAGCCGTGGGTACTCCATCAGCCCTCCACCCTTCTCCTAGTCGCGTCCAGGCTGGTCTGCATGTCGTCGATCCAGTCCTCGGGCCGGATGTGGACCCGAGCCGGGTGGCCGCGGGGGTCGCCGCGCCAGTCGCCGCCGCGGACCACCAACAGCGGGTCGCGCTCCAGCGGCACCTGGTGGGCCTGGAAGCAGGTCTGGCCGGGCTCGAAGATGAACACTGTCAGCTCGGCCTCGCGGTGGGAGGTGAACCGCCGGCCGGCCTCGCGGCGGATGTAGTGCGCCTGCCGCTGGCCCAGCTCGGTGGCCTCGTCGACCTTCGTCACCCACCCGCCCGCCTGGTAGGTGCACTCGGCC